CTAACGGTATTTAGTAAAAAGTCATTTTGCAGTTTGGAATCAATAATATGCCGTCTATTCATCTCATTTGCATACATAACGCAGTCTAAATGGTACGATAACGATCTATTTGTCAAAAATGGTACATATGCTTTTTCGGATGCTTCATCAACAATTAACTGTTTTTTACCTTGCAATATTTCATTAACATAGTCAAATGGGTTCATAATTAGTATGTATATTTTTAGATGTTACTTTACCAATAACATCGTGGAATTTATCAAAAGGGTATATATTTCTGCCAAAATTGGCCAATCTACAACATATCACCACATTATCTCTAGTATAGTCTAACTTATCATCTTTTCTGTCCACAGATGGAGCTAAAGGATGTTTTGGAAAATACTCTGGATGATTGTTGAAGATTAATTCTAAATCTAGTGGTATTTTAAACCAATAACACAATTCATTTTGCTCTTGCCAAATTTGTTCTAAATCATTTTCATCCAAATATAGTTTGCTTGGAATCCAAACTTTACTATTAGGTAAAGATCCTGCTCTAATACCAGAAGAATCATGCATCATTCTTTTTTTATTGGTTGACGATTTGATTATAGTAAATTCACCATTAGCATCTCGACTTAATGCGTTCATTTTGATGAGATTGATCAGTTTCTTGGAAACTTTTCTTGTCATCATATTATAACATTCTAACTAAACCAATAACATCAATCGTCACCAATAACAAGTAATTAGCCAACATACCAAATGATTTCCTAGTATAACTAGCCCAAGCATACATAGCACAACCAGTGATCCAGATAGGATATAAAATGAGTAACGGAGGAGTGGGAACAGTAAAAGCCATGGTAATCGCACAACCAATACTAATAGCCCAAGCAATAAGCTCAACAGCAAAACGAAACTTATTTGAATACCAGTCATCTTTAATCCAATTAAAAGTATTTAAAAATATATCTATCATACAAACTCGCAATTTACCATTAGTTCGGTTAAACACGCAACAGTATTAATTTCTTGATCTGCAACAAAAGCGGACTTATATTGGTAGTCAGCAAGAATAATAACTGCTTGAGGAATAGATTGCGGTTTTAATACTTCGTACATCATGTCATAAAGTTTACGAAACAATGTTGTGGAATCCATATCATTAGAAGCAACCCATTTACGAATTGCACCAAAATCTTTTTCAGAAATGAATTTTACAATCTCTTTAAGTGGTACATCACCAATCTGAGCAAGAATGCCAGTATCGATTACTCCGAATTGAGAATATCGTTGCAACTCATTTAAAACACGGCGGAAATCAGGAAAATGTTTTTTGATTAATTCCGCAATAACTGACTTTTCGAACTCTACTTTTTCACTTTGCAAAACAGACTGTATTCGTTTAAAGAACTGAGTGGCCATCTTGTCTTTCTCACCATTCTTTAAATTAAATTCAATAACTGCACATCGACTGTGGAGTGGATCTATAATACGATTTTTAAAATTACAAGTAAAAATGAAAGAACAATTACTTGCGTATTCTTCAATCGCATTACGCAAAGCCGGTTGTGTTGAATTGGGATTTAAATAGTCTGCTTCATCAATGATGATGACCTTTCTACCGCCAGCCAAACTCATTGATGATGCATAATGTTTAATTTTAGTCCGAAATGTATCAATACCTGATTCATCAGACCCGTTGATAACCATGTAGTCGCAACCAATTTCGTTGCACATGGCTTTTGCTATTGTTGTTTTACCTACTCCAGGTCCACCAGCAAGAAGAAGATTTGGAATGTTTTTTTGATTAACATACTCCTGAAACGGCTTTTTCATCCGTTCTGGTAAAATACATTCTTCTACTGTTTGCGGCCTGTACTTCTCTGTCCACAATAAATGTTCCATCAAAATACCTCATAATATAATATAAAAAAATCAAATTTACAACTCATTAACCTTTTGTAAAGGTACTTCCTGTTTCTGTTGCTATCCAATACTTGAGTGGAACATTTTTGTTTTGAAACTGTGCCAATCCTTTAGATGAGATTTGTACTGTATAAGAACCAGTTAAAACTTTACTAAGGTGTTCAGTTAAGAAAACCATTTTAAACTTATCACCATTACCTTTACCAACTTCTAACGCATCAGTATGTGAAGAATTGTTTTTCAAATCACTCGAAACAATATTGATTGTTGAACCATCAGATTCAATTACGACATTAGGTGTATTCAACACTTGCGAACTTTTCATTACCCATGAAAAATCTTCAGTAGATAAATCAAAAGTAATTTCTGGATCAGGAAGCGTAATTGCTTTCTCTGGAGGCATAACAATCATTGAAGGCTGGCAATAGCGATACCTCTGTTTGCTTCGACCTTTGTTACCATTAATAATTACATTAGTTCCATCAAACTCAAAAACCGGATCATCAGTATGCATACTAATTACTGATAGAAAATTATTTAAATCTTCTACTCCAAAATCTGAAGGAATATCTTCTACGATAGTAGCTTCAGCTAGAATGTTTTTGTTTTTGGAAATTGTTTTGAGAACTTTACCTTTTTTAAAGTAAATACCCTCATTGATTGTACCAAAATTCTTTAATACACCAATTGTTTGTGTAGATAGTTTCATTTATTACTCCATAATTAAGATTTATCATCAACAGAATATATTGTATCATGTTCATACAGAAACATGAGGCAACAAAGAGCATGTGCTAAATGGTGTTTACCTGATTCAACATCGTTTTGCTCTCCTTCTTTCCATGCCCATATATGTCTTTGCATAGCATCAAAATACCTTCGCTTAGAATCTGGAACATGTTTCCAATTATTTGGTTCATATTTCTCTGCACCAAATGTTAGAATTTCTACTGTTGCTTTTAATGCTGCTGGCGGTAATAATCCATACTGTAATTTACCGCCATCAAACTTACGACCACCAGTTGTGGCTGTTTGTGAATCTTTAACAGTTTCAGCTATACCAACCATTACAATTTACCTGTCATAGCTGCAACAGCAGGCATATCACCGGTAAATGGATATGATCCAATGTGTTGAGTTTTCATCCAAGGACACAACCAAATTTCTCCACCAATCTTACGCCACATTTGGCAGAACATGTAGTCTTCCGATAAGTAACGATCAGATCCACCACCTGTGATAGAATCTTTACTATCAATGACTGTATCAAAATACGCATGAATGTATCGAGTGCCATCAAAATGTTTTTGACCCACATGGTCTGGTTTATAACGAATATTTGGAAATGCTTTTTCAAGTTTCTCAAATACTTTTCTTTTAACCATCATATAACCGGTACCAATTTCAAGAACTTCTAAAGGTTCGGTGACTTGAAATGTTTTTGTTCCATGTACCACATTGAATACATATTCACCAACAAGTTTTTCTAATTCTTTTGGATCCATATCGGGATTGTTTCTGGCTGCTTGTGCGATGTTACCCCAATTAATTGATTTTTTAGGATAGGGACCACCAATTACATCTTTATCTAATGCCATCATAGCCAATACATCTTGTGGATTATAATGAATGTCAGAATCAAAGAACAACAAGTGAGTACATTCTGAACGGAGGAATTCATCAACGAGATAATTTCTTGCTCGAGTGATCAGAGATTCGTTGAATAGAAATGAGAACTTCGTATCAATACCATATTTGGCCATTGTTGCTTGTAAGTCCAAACACGATTTGACATATAGGCCGTGAGCCATGCCGCCATACATTGGTGTAGCGACAAATAATTTATTTTGCTTTAATTCATCAAGCTTAACTTTAATTTCCATAATATGCCCATAAAATAAAAAGAGGAATCGACACTTTTATTTATCGATTCCTCTCCACTTTTCCTAAACTATTTTAGGCAAAAGCACGCTCACCTTGAGCACGGATAGCGGCAATACCTTCAGCGACCATACGCTTTGTAGGCTGACCTAAGCGATAGAAAGAAACTTTCTCACCGCTTGAATTAACACGGCTATTCAAGTAGATAGCATGGCCATCGTTACGCAAATCATTGATAGTTGCGGAAGGATTAGCAATACCAAAAACAGATTGCATCTTAGCTGCGGTTAATGTGTTATAGGCAGAATCTTTAGAAAGATATGCCAAGACTTTTTGCTTAGTTGACTTCATTACAAAATACTCCAAATATGGTCTCTACAAGGTAAATCATTTGAAAGGAGACCGTTCTTTCAAATATGAGATAAGTATATCAGATTACGATAGGGCTGTCAAGCGTTTTCAAGGTAAACATGAAAAAAGACCCGACTTTCGCCGGGTCAAGTGCCGAAACAGTTAAATAATTATAGTGCAATTGTATTATCGGGTGCAGGTTGTTCAGGTAAATCGATTGTTTGTGCCATTAAGGTTTCAGTATTAGCACCCGCATCAACCTTGGTGTATAAATCCATGAAAGATAATTTTGTATCGGTATCAAAACGATTCAAACACAATTCAATTGCCTTCATCTTATTACTAAACACACCATAGGTACTAATGATATGCACAAGACGGCGGGTCGAAATCACTTCGTCACAACCACCTTCAGCAAAAGTTTTACGAATAACATCTGCCCATGTAACTAATTTCTCAGCAAAATCATCATCTAATTTACCAACAGTTGCCAATTCTTTCTTTAGAATTTTCTTTTCGATATTAATTGGAGGCCAATCTTGCTCAATTGTATTCACAAATCGCTCAAGGAAAGCTTCGTTCAAAACATTGGTAAACATATATCGACCATCATCACTACCTTTACCTTTAGTATTTGCAGTAGCAAACACAGTAAAACCTGGGGCTGGTGTAATTAATTCACCTTTTTTCTTTAGTAGAAATGGTTTACCTTCAAAAACCCGTTGTAGAGAGGAAAGATTATTTGCACCATAATCAATTTCGTCAATACAGAGTACAGCACCTTGACGAGCCGCCGTTGTTACGGGACCATCACGCCATTCCATTTGGCCGTTAATCAAAACATAATTACCTAAAAGGTCACCCTCATCGGTTTCAGGTGTCATAGACACCACTACAAATTTTCTTTTAGCTTTTGCACAAGCTTGTTCAATTGACATTGTTTTGCCGTTACCTGATTGACCAGTAACAAAAACAGGAAAGAATCTTTCAGATTGTACGATAGCAAGCACATCATCAAAATTACCAAATGGTACATAATTTTTATATACAGTAGGTACTAAATTTGATACATCAAGATCAGTAACAACATTAGTAATACGATTACCACCAGATTCTACAGGTTTTTTCATAGGAATCACTTGAGCATTTAAATCGATTGTTTGAGTTTTTGTTGCAGGCATTTTACCTGGAACTTTAAAAATACCTCGCTTTAAACGATTTGCTTCTTCATTGGTGAACCAATATGGATGAGCAATTTTAATTTTAGAACAGATTTTTTTAATATCTTCGGTAGTAACTTCAGATTTACCACTTGATACTAAAGCATCAATAAACTTCTGGCGGGTTTCGGCACGCTTTGACATAATATAAAACTCCTATTTCACTATAATAAAACCATTATAAAGGAATACAACAGAAAAGTCAAGCCCTCTGTTGTATCCACGCAACACTTAGGCAGCTATACCTTGTATGAACTTGGAGACCATAACACGGTTTACCTGACGGACTTTATTAAATTTCATAAAAGCTGTTTTTAATTTGTTGGCCGTCACTTTGCCATTTACTTCAAAATCTTCATTTTCAATCTTCAAATCATTACCACCAGGGGTTAGATAGAATTTATCATATCCGACATTATCAGATTCTAAAAATTTCTTTTCTTTTAGTTCTTTTGCAAGAACTTTACATTCTTCTTTAACACCCCAGTAATTTTTTTGGCGCATACTATCAATCTTTTTAGAATGATACCTTCTCTCAATAGCATTACGCATGTTACTGGCGGTACCTTCAATAAGAAAGAAACCAAAAATTCTTGTGCCAGTTTTATGTTTTAACCATTGAAATATAACTTTTCTCAAAGCATCATAACTATCCCACATACCCATTGCATTACTGGTTTTAATTTGCATTTCGAATTTTGATTTTTTATCTACAACAAATACATTTTGTGCGTTTGAGCTAAAATGTTTAGGAACCAATTTACCTTCAGGTGAAAGGGTACATCTATAATTAATACCATCAGAGTCACCATCGTGTACAATAACTGTATTAATAATATCAAGATTGTTTTTTTGTTTAAAAGCATTAATGATTGGTTCGAGTGCAATTATAGATTCAATCAAAGGAGTATTTGATAACACTTCCGAATTTGGTGAAGAATAATGGCCACCCGAAAAACCTTCCATCAATAGCAACATGTTTTTAATAGAAGCATTCCATTCAACATTAGACATGGATGAATTCAAATACTCACGCAAATAACAATCATACAAATAAAATTCATTTTCATTATGAGTAAAAACATTTTCACCGTCAACTTTTTCGTTAGGAAAATCTGTTTGACGAGATAATGAATGATTACCAAAACCATAAACTAAAAATGGAATATTCACTTTACGACAAAAACTAGCTAAGATTAAAATCTGTTCAATAGAGGAATACATATTTCTGTGCATTGAACTTGATTTATCAAGCAACAATACCAATCCATGAGATTTACCTTTTGGTACTTTCATAACTTTACGGAAAATAGAATCATCTATTTGATATTTGTAAACCTTATTTACATCAATATCACCAGTATTTGAAATTTTAGCTTTGGCATATCGTGTGGCTGCCTTACGCATTTCAAATTCTTTAGCTAAAAGACCAATGTATCGATCATTTTTCTTTTTAAAATCGTTAAGTAATTTATTAGCACGATGGCCACCTTCATCTTCAGAGTAATTGCCTTTCATAGAATAATAGGCATGTAATTGTTCTTGTACCCGTTTTGCAGGTGTTATAACATTTCTAAGATTCTTTACAGAAGGAATTTGTATATACACATATTCTTTACACTTGTCATCAAGCAATTGCATTTCATTTTGGCGGAAAGAATCATCAGTTTCGCATGATGGTTCAAATTCGTCATATACTGGCTTAGATGGTTTGTAACGGTTAATCGAATCCGTTAAATCTTTTTTTTCGTTTTTTTCCTCATTAGATTCATCAGAATCTTTGCCATTAGAAGGGTTTTCATTTTCTTGATCTTGGTCTAATTCATTATCTTTATTGCTTTGTGAATTTGAACCAGATTCGTTTTTAGAATCTTCACCTTCTTCGCTTTCTTCATCTTCAAAATCACCGCCATCTTGTGAACCTTGAGAATCATCTTCGCCATCATAATCATAGTCCTCAATATCTAGACTATCAAAAAATTCTTCAGCCATTTCAAACTGTTCATCTTTAGAATATTTCCAGACTTCTTCAGTAACTCTTAAAACATCTTCCCAAGATTCGACAGCTTCTACTTTTTTTACCAAGGTTTGTTCTTGTGCTGAAAAGGTAATACCAAGAATGTTATCACCAAGAGTACCGCCACTTTTAGTAAAAAGATTTAGACGATTAATAAATGACATTTCATTAATATCCTCATCTTTAATACCAAAGAAATCACGGTCAATTAAATTTTTGTAACCATCAACAAATGATTTACGGAGGCCTGGATAACGGCGTTTAACTTTTTTCTCAATGCGAGCATCTTCGATTACATTTAAAAATGATTTGTATGCTTTACCTCTTGATTGAGCAGCATCATGCCAACCATCCGCAGGAGTATAAAGTGCATGGCCAACTTCATGACCGCCTAAAAGGTCATAGAGAGCGCCTGACATATTTTGCCAGATTGGTAGATATAAAACACGATTTTTTGGATCAAACTTGGCGGTTTGTATTTTTTGGTGTTCAACCGTGAGATTTTCAACAGCCAAAAGCTTGACTAATTGAGATTTAGATTCGACACTAAAATTTGACATAATTATATACCTTTTTTACTTTATCTAACCATTATACTACAATAATAGTCAATTGTCAAGGCTTATGTTGCTTAAAAACAACAGTCTGGAAGTGTTGTTGGATATATATAGGATCGGCTATAAGATATTTTAATAATAAAATTTTATAGGCAAGTTTGGAGCGGTGGGGTGCTTTGCTCACCTAAATTAAGAGGGTGTCTTAATCCGTACTATTACACACCGCATATTTAATACTATACTACACTTGTGTTACTTTGTCAACACTTTTTTTTATTATTACCGACCTACTTGAGATAGGTATTTTGCCTTAGTTTCTTCCCATGACAGGTAAATCAAATCATCATAGAAAAGCGTTTCATGTGAAACTTTATCTTTTTTCTTTAGGAACCCAATTCGACCTTTGGCATGCTTTTCTTTCCAAATCTTAACCAAGGCTTCATAAGAAGTATCGAATGATTTTACCAATTCATTCTCTTTGATTTCACCACGCAGAAATTCATAAGAATTATCATATAGAGGACTAAAATATATGCCTCTAGCATGTTCAGTTCTAATCAATTCTTTAGGTACATTCATTTTAGAATAGGTAAATGACAATGATCGATTTTTATGGTCACGCTTGTGTGGTTGACCTGATGGTTTCTTTGCAATATACCATTCAAAATATTTTCTCGTATGGTTCTTCTTTAACCATTCTCTAATCAAATAACGAGTATCTCTTTCAGGTTCAAATGATACAGAACCTGAGGTGAATCCCATTGGTTGCCAATGGTCTAGATTATCATATTGCGAAAGTCCACCAGCTTTAGTTTTGCCGTATAGAGAAGTAGTTGTTACACCAACTAATACATCACCATATTGTTTTTTCCATAAATTTTGTACTTCATCTGACAAGCAGAGCAAAGCAAGTAATTTACCACCAACATAATTATAACCTAATGGTTGAAATGGAACAATAGTAGAGCCAATTGCTGTGTGATTGATCATACTGCCTTGCGTTTTCAATTCACGGGGCCAACCAATCTTTTCATCACGGGGTGTTAGATCAAGAAAGTCTGATGAGATGCAAACTACACCAAGATACTTACCAGTTTTATTATCTTTAACAATGAAATTTAAGTTGCGACCAATGTTACTATTGTTTTTCATTGTTGATATAAAGTTTCTGATAGTGTTCCACTTTTCAGGTAATTCTTTATTTCGTTTTCTATCGACACTTATCTCAGTACCATCAACACCAATCTTGGTGGTTGTACCAGAATCATCTGTATATTCTAAAACCGGTTCAAGATCAAGATAGGAGTCTGGATTTTCTGGTACCCAAATGTTATGTTTAATCTCATTAACAATCTCTTGCTGAGTTGGATCAACAAGAAACACTTCTTCATCACCAAAAACTGTTCTGATTCTTTTAGTGGGATACTTTTGTTGAATTTCACACCACTTTTGATAAAGAGTGTATTCTTTAACATCCATTTGCGAAACATAGGTTAAATCTTTAATAACCGTTTCACGCAGTTGTCCCTCATCTACATTGGTAAATGAATCTTCAGGATTTGCTTCCTGCCATTTCTGCCATTGTACTTCTACATCATCTTTAGGATCAAATGCGTATGCCATTCTTTTGCGCTCTGGTAACTTTCTTAATTCGTTTCTTTTGTTTATCTCTTGCAACACTTAAAGCAACTGGCTTTACATGTTGAATAAAGGACTGACCATTCATATGTTCTAACTCATGCATAAAGCATCGAGCAGTTAAACCTTCTAATTTCAATTGTTTATTCTCGCCAGTTTCGGTAGTAAATTCTACATTGATTGCTAATGGTCGTTCTATTTTAACAAATAAAGCTGGATAAGAGAGGCAACCTTCATTACCTTTTTCTATTTGTTCCGACACATGGGTGATTTTTGGGTTGATACAAACCAATTGGTAATCTCCATGCCCAATTACAAACACTCTTTGGTAAACACCGCATTGATTGGCAGATAATCCAATGCCGTTATAAAGTTTCATGGTAAGTTTAAGTCTTTGTACCAACTTATTCATCAATGGGTTTGGCAACACATCAGTATATTCTGGTATACTTTTGTATAACATTTCAAATCCTTCACCATATAATGGCAAAGGTTCTACAATTTCATTTTGCGTAACTGCTTTACTTGTGTCTATAACTAAAAGTTCATCACTCATTTTATCACCTTAGAGAAATTCTTTATCTTTTCAAATCGAATAATATTACTGAATTTATCCTGTAGTATATCACCTTTATGTGAAATGACATACAGGTTTACATCTTCTAACATATGGAGAATCTTCATAAGTTCTTCTGTACCATTGGTATCTAAACTAGAATCAAACACCTCATCAAGTATTAATAGATTGGTGTTAGATGAATTCTTTAACTTAGCAACGGCTCGCCAAGTTAACATCAACGCCATATCAATTCGCTGTTTCTCACCTTCTGAAAAGTTATTGTATGTAAACTCATCACGATGCCGAGATTTAATTGTTTCTTTAAATGATTCATCTAGGTTAAAGTTTACAAAAAAGTCTAGAGAAGCCAAATACTTGTTTACCAATTTATTAATAATAGGAAGATATTGTTTTACAATCTTTGTTTTAATGCCTGTATCTTTTAATAAATTAAATGCCGCTTCATAGTAGGTTTTTTCTTCTATAAGGTCACATAAATGTTTCTTTAAGTCAGTTAATGTAACATTTATGTTACTTAATTCTTCATCTTCTTTTTCGGTAGTTGAACTCTTGTTTTTTAATTCAACCAATAATTTTTCTAATCTTTTAATGTATTTGTTTGTTTCGGTAATAGAAGTATTGTTGGTAGCAATTTTAATTTGCAATTCTTGAATTTTCTTTTGTGTTTCATTAATTGAACTTAGTTTGGTTTGTTCTTCTACCAACTTCTTTTCTAACTCTTGGAGACCATGCCCACATTCCTCGGCCTTAGTGTTAAGTGAGGCAAGTTCTTTCTCTTTAAAGTCCATGGCAATGGCTTGCCTACATGTTGGACAATCGTTATTGTGTTGAAAGAAACCAATATCCTTGCGAAATTTGGATAAGTTGCTTTCAATTTGCGATTCAAGTTTTGTAATCTTCTTGACCTTAGCCTCTGTTTCAACCTTCTCATTGACGAGTATTTGTAGTTGTTGAACTTCGTTAGAGAACACTTCAATCTGGTCTGCCAACGTGGATATGGTGTTCGCATTACTACTAATCTCACCTTCATATTCATTTACCTTCTCATCATTATTTTGTTTTAGATCATCAATATGTTTTTTCTGTAAGTCATATTTCTGTTGTTCTAAATCAATCTCATGTTTTTTATTTGTAGTTAAATCTTTAATGTTGGCCAATTTATCTTTAACTATACCATTCATAGTTGAAAAGATTTGTATGTCCAATAAATCTTCAATGATTGCTCGGCGATCAGTCGATGAGAGTTGCATGAATGGTGTGAACGATGCACTACCTAAAATTACAATCTGAGTAAAAGATTTATAATTTAATTTGATAATAAACCTTTCAAGATACTCTTGGTAATCTCTTGAGGCTGCGGCTTGATCTACCAGTTCACCATTACAATAGATTTCAAAAATATTAGGTTTAATACCACGAACAATCTTATATGATTTATTGTTAGTGTCAAACTCAACCTCAACCACGCAATCTTTATTATTAATAGAGTTTACTAGGTTTGGTTTATTAATATTTCTAAATGCTTTACCAAATAGTGCAAAGCATAATGCATCAAGCATGGTTGATTTGCCTGATCCGTTTGCACCAACTACAAGTGTGTTTGTGTTATTGTTTAATTTTAATTCTGTAAAGTGGTTGCCAGTACTTAACAGATTTTTCCATCTAAGTGTACGAAATAAAATCATTCTGTAGTTTCAGTATTTAATGCCTCAATGTAAACTTCTTTCATAATTGATTTAAGTTTATTTGATTCTACATTCAGTTCGAGGCCATCAATATATTTGGACAAAATTGTCATGGTATCTTCTGCTTGATCAACAATATCTTGATCTTCAATTGAATTGGTATCACTAAAATCTTCTACAATACCAATATCACTTATACCAGATTTGTATAAGTTGTCGATTACATAGTCAAACAGAAAAGGATTTTGTTTGTTTAGTACTACAACTTTAACCATACAGTCTTTGTATTGGTCATAGTCAACTGCTTTCCAATGTTCAAAATCAGTTTCACCATCATCATAGTTGATCTTGTGAAACATCTTGTAAGTATTTTGAACAAACTTTAAATCACGAGTATCTGTATCAAAGATATGAAATCCTCTAGGATCATTATAGTCAGCCCAAGTAATTTCGCCTGGTGTTCCGACATAAGTGATGTTACCATCGGTAGATTTGTGGTGAAAATGTCCAGTTAGAACAAGATCATATCGTGAAAATAGTTTCCTGTCAATACCACCATGAGCAATATTGCCACGATCCATTTCAAACCCATCAATCTCAAAGTGCCCAAAACAAATCTGTGATTTACTATTCTCAATAAAATTTAAAACTTCTTTTTCATTGTCATCACAAATCCAAGGCACAATATCAATTGGTATGCCATCAAGAGGTAAAGTGGCAACTTTGTCCCATACAGTTACATTATCATAGTCTTTTAATAAAAGAGTTGATGAATTAACTTCTAGAGTATTCTTATATGAAACATCATGGTTTCCTAAAAGTGTGTGTAGTGTAATGCCTTCTTCTTTGCACTTGTCAAAAAAGTATTTACGGCACAGATATAAAGAATTAAAGTTAATAAATTTTCGGCGATCAAATAGATCACCGAGTTGAAAGATAAAGGTGATATTGTTTTCTTTTAGATACGGGAAGAAAATATTCTCATAGAATTTCCTATAATAATTATGGAATTCTAACGAATCTCCTCTCATGCCAAAGTGCGTATCACCCAAAATACATAATTTCATTTACTATAATCCTATTAATATAATCACACTATACATTATACAACAACCAATGTCAAGCAATTTAAGGTAATTGTTTTTCTATTCCAAGTTCTTCTAAAATAGATTCTGGATCTTCTTTACCTTTAGATTTCTTTTTCTTTTTGTTTTCTTCAAAAGTATGAATGAACTCAGAAATGTTATCATACAATTCAAATTGTCGAACATTACCATTTTCATCTTCATACATTTCACCTTCATCTAACAAACCAAATTGTTCGGTAGCTTTATACTTTACATACAATTGTTTCTTTTCTTTCATAATACGGCGAAGAAATGCATAGTAAATGATTTGTGTAAAGTATGCAAAAGGATTTTTGGACTTATCAGGATCAAAATTGCGGAAATACATCAGACAGTTTTCAATGCCATCTGAAATCATTTCATCTCGGAAAGAATATGATATAAAATTAGGTTTGCGTGACAGATGGTCAGCAATCTTCAAGAAACATTCACCAATATAATTTGGTATGGATGGTTCAGGTTTATTTTCTTTCTTTGCCTTTTCACAATTTTCTCTGTAAGCTATTAAAGCCTGTAGAAAATCTGCGTTGTTTACATAATGTTTTGTTTTTTTATCACTCATATTTACCTTCTTTTTGCTTGACTTAGGGCTTGACAACTGTTATTATCTCGGTGTTCCGTTTGAAAATTAATGTAATTTAATATTCTTTTTAGTTCCATGTAATTCAAGTATCTCTTTAATTTCATCTTCTTCATTATCTAATAGTTCATCATCATATACATCACCTTCAGAATCATCTTCTAAAAACTGTCTTAGTGTTTCTTCTTCTTCTTTTTTAAATTTCTCTAAACTATCTACCAATTTAGAATAATAGTTTTTAACCATTAACTTAGGTTCAACAGTAGTTAAAATATCAGAGGTATAAATTGTTGCCGTATTATCTTCAATCAATTCAGCTGGAAGCCAAGGTGAAATAAGTAAAATGGATCCATTTTTAATTCTTTTATATATTACAGTCATAGGATCTTTTAACATTACCATTTTTGTTTCCAAATCTTCATGACAGGTGCATATAATATCTTCACCACTTTGTAATCTTATTAGTTTAATTTCATGCATTTTTTAGCTCTATGTTATAAAACTTGTAGTTAAATTTTTCATCATCATATATTTTAACACGTTCTATGAAATGTTTCAAGGTATAATTAGCATGTTTGCCTATTCTAAAGTCGTCTGCAATATCGAACAATGTAGCTTCAGTTTTGTTATCACCTATTCTTAATCCTCTACCTATCGATTGAAGGTTACGGACTCTTGACTTAGAGGGAGATGCAAAAATGATATTATGCAAATTACGGATGTTAACACCAGTACTGAAAGTGCCGTAACTAGCAACAATAATTGCATCGTTTTGTTTCTCTGTAATTGATCGTATAGATTCCCTAATTTCAACATCGGTACCACCATATACGAAAAATACATGCCTTTTACCTGCAACATCTTTGATACTATTGTATAAATCTTTTCCATGTTTTTCCACTAATTGAAATAATATTAAAGTATTACCCTCTAAAGAGAGTGTTAAATTTTTAATAAAATCGTTTCTTGCTTTGTTTAATACAATATATTCTTTTTCAGTATTGTAATCCCATTGTCTAGACATTTTACAAATGTGTTCAGGGTATTTAAGTATTAAACATTTAATTTTAAAATCTGCTAATTGTTTATTATCAATTAACTGTTTAGTTGTTGTCGCTTGATATACTGGTCCAAATAAACCTTCAAGTACCAATTTGTGTGTCTGTGTTCCATCTAACGTGCCTGTACAACCAATTCTATATGAAGCATTGGTTAGACCTGTCATAATTGTGGTAAGTGATTTGGCTTTGTACAGGTGAGATTCATCACCCAAAACAAAATCAAATTGTTCAAAGTATTCTTTTGGATATTTATAGATTGATTGCCATGTTACTATGGTCAATAACTTGTCTGTTGATTTTTCTTTACCTGCATATTGTCGATGCACATTTGATTCAGCATCATAACCATATGATACAAAATCTGAATACATTTGTTCTACCAAAGAAGTGGTTGGAACAATTAATAAACCTTTTTTGAAGTCAGCTTCTTGTAGATAACGGAGTATAATATAGAGTATGAGTGATTTACCTGAACCTGTAGGTGATAAAATCATTATGCGTTTGTTTCTTACCGCATGTACAAAAGACTGTAATTGATAATCACGCACCTCAATTGATTCTGGTAAGTTTAAAGTTTTAATAAACTCTACAGCTTCAATCAATGAAAAGTTTTCCGTTATAGAAACTTTATCATCAACAGTTACAGAATAATTTCTTTCCTTACAAAATTTTTTAATGTAAGGAACTAAACCTCGATAAATTGTAAAGGTACGCAAATCCGCTAAACGTATTTTGCCGTCCCAAAATTTAGATTTAAAAGCCGGAGAAAATTGATGGCCCGGAACATAGAAAGTAAAGTAATCTGAAAGTTCTTGTGCTAAACTTTTTTCACATTCAAATTTAACATATACTTCATCTAGTTCATGTATTAGTAGATTAGACACCTTGAATAAATTTTTCCCAGTCAATAAATGATTTTAGTTCCCAAGCACGATTGTTTAACTCTTTCAATATGCTGGTACATACATCAACCATTTCTTCATTAATAAGTTTTGTTGCCAACAAACGATTAATATCTTCATCTGCTTCCATATATGTAGACAACTCGGCTTTGATAACATATGGAAAAGGTTCCCATCCACGTTTCTTTAATTCATCATCATCTAACTTGCCTGTGTAATATTCCCACTTTAACTTTTTCATTTTGTTATATTTAAATTCGGCTTCTTTAACAAGCAAACGATGCTTAGAAAGAATGTTTAAATATTTACTATGAAGTTTGGGAATTTCCAGTAAAGCTTTACCTGGTTCGGTGCGATCTATATCCGCATCTTTAGTCCACATACTCAACAATTCATCAAGTTTTTCCATAAAAAATCTCCTTACAGGAGATTATACACTATTTAAAATAACTTGTCAACATTATAATAGGCAAATCTAAACGATGCATCGGCAGTTAAAATGGTTTCAGGACTATCACCAGTAGATACCACAAAAGAAGATAGACTTACAGGAAATAAATCTACAAATTTAAAATTATAATATGGTTTATTTGAAGATGATAATAGTGTTAATGTACCATCTGAAAATTGTGGAGTATTTGTTTGTTTATACCGAGTAAAATTGTTTAAGTTGGCTAAATTTTCATACTCAGCAAAATCGGTAGGAAATGTCATAGCACGAAGCCAATCGTGTATTTCTAACCATGCTTTAAGTTCTTCATCAATATAAAAGGTGACATTCATTATGTCATAGATTAATTTTTCACCAGGTGAATAAAGGTCTACAAATGGATTATTTCTAGGTATTTCACTAGTAGATATTCCAGGTACACTTACTGATTGACAAAAGTATTGTACATTAGGTACCCTTCCAAAGTTTAAAATAAACTTATTTGGATGTAGAAAATTAGGGTTAGATGGAGTTCTTGTAAGTGCTGTCATAGTGGTTTATTTAGGCGTAAAAAAAGAGGCACCTTGCGATGCCTCTTTCGAACAGTCCTTTTTTATTATTGTTATTATAGGACTTTTTTTGATTACATTAAGTTTGCAATCTTAAACGCACGGTAGTACAAGTTGGACTTAGCGTTGATTACGCCTAGACCTTGTGTAGCACCTTCTGCGAATGGATTGGCAACTAGACCATAACGAGTCTTGAAACCAATCTTTGGTTGGAAGTTGTTTGTGTCAACTGCACGAACCATTTGCAAAGGAACATATGGGCAATAGAACAAACCAGCGTCA